TCCCGCTCCGTATATCTCACCGTATATAACAACACCTTCAGTCAAGTCAAATGGTTCGTAAGTATCTTTTACGTGAGCCCACAATTTACCTCTTATGTCGTAAGTGTTTGCCACAGTTTTCCATACATCAGTATCGTAGAAACCTTGTGAGTCAGAACCCTTCTCAACATTATGTGAACCGTAAACATATTCAAATGCCGCCCATTGATTTCCAAATAACATTTTAACACGATCCCATAAAGAAAGTTTTTTCTTTCTAACTATTCCGTAACGTGCGTTGGTTCCGTGTAACTTACGAGTTATAACAACCTCATCTTCTTCAGTAAACATATCAGGTACATTCTTTTGGTTAGGGAACTTGTAGTAAACTTTGAAGTTAGGATTTTGGTGGTATTTTATTTTACGTCCACCAACACTTAACTGAACGGTCTTAACTGGTGGTTCATACTTAGTTATCCCAAGTATTGTCATCATATCATCACCTTCATTAACATTGTTCTCCAAAGATTTTGGTGCCAAGTATTTGAATGGCATTAATAAACATTCGGAATAAACTCCACGAAGTTTTACAGTTCTAACTCTTTGTCCTTTACGAAGATAGTTAGTTACTTCCATCAAGTCAGACAATGCTTGTGGTATTACCGCATCAGTAGTTGCAACAACAACCTTATCACCTTCTTGGTATTCTCCTTTTTTAGTTATGGCGTTCCACCCACCAACGGTTACCATTTCTATGTTGTCAGCACCTGGTATTTCAGATACTGATCCTATTATTCCTACGTATGCTACGCTATTTTGATTTTCCATAATACAAATATAATAATAATTTTTCTATTCGTCACTATCGTCTTCAAAATATTCTTTCTTCATAGATCTTGGTTCAACAAAATCCCACTTTTTACTTTCAAATTCTGTAACCCATTCACTAACATCTTCTCTTGTCCAATGTGGAGCAAAAGAAGGACGATACTTAAATGGTAAATCTTTACTTTCATCCCATTCATCAAGTCGTTGTGTTACATCTTCAATAAGATTTTTAGCCTTAGTGTGTTTAATCCACTCTCTGTAATCATCTTCAGATTTAATAAACATAACATCACCATAGTTTTCAAACTCCATTTCGGGAAATTCCAAATTGGGGTTGTTGGTGTACACATCTACAATTCCATTGTCTCCGTAATATGAATCACAAAGTTCCTTCAATGAATATAAACTTGCGGGTCTTTCTTCCCACACACTACCGAACTGACGAACAGAACAGATGTAGATATACCCATCTTCGTATGAATGAATAAGTCCCTCAATTTTATTTCTCAAAGAAATAAGTTCGTCCATTGTTAGTTTAGTTAAGTCCATAATTTATATATTTAAATGTTTTTTTGCGTTTTCTAAAAATCCTTCAATATTTCTTTTTCCGACTGGATTTGCACTATGAACCAAGTATTCCGGTAATGGTTGGTTTTCATCTGCACAATATTCCACAAGAAACTTTGCACAGTCAAGACCAGTTTTTTCTTTTATGTTATCGTAATCCAAAGTTCCATTGGTTGCAACATTTCTAAAATATTCATCCATTGCGGTATCGCCAAGGTCGTGATCAAATGATACAAACTTCGGAACACCATTAACTTCAATGTATTGCACAAATTCATCGTAGTTTCTTACAACATCCCAATCATTTTCCCAATAAAATTTATTATGTTTATCAGGAACCAAACCTATTGCGTCCTTTGGTATTCTGATGTCATCTAAAAAACACTTACTCATTATATTATATTTTTATTTATATTTCCACTTAAATCCTGCGCAATGTTTATCATTATGTTTCAAACAATTATATATCCACACACACTTATAAAATTTAACCGCACACATAGCACTATCCCATTCTTTTATAAATTCACCATTTTTACTAAATTGTAATACTCTTTTTTTAATTATATTTATTTTATCAACTTTTTTATAAGACCAAATAAAATTTTTAGTTTTTTTTATTACACCTCTCGCACACATACTAATATTCGCCGGATGTGCATCACACTCTTTTCCTGCAATTTGTACCGAATCATATCCCATTAAAAAGTTCCCATCTAAATCATATTTATATACTTTTTTATACTGTGACTGAACTATTTTTTTATGTGCGTCTTCCGTTCTTTTAATGCCCATATGGGCTAAACTTAATTTTTTCCTATGTTCATCGGAATATTTTATACCTAAATTTGTTTTACAATCAATTCTTTTATTATAACCAAATTTATTATTATTAGCTTGGTAATGTTTTATATAATATTCTTCTCTTTCTTGTAATAAATTAACATCACATTCTTCAATAATTTCAAAGATAAAATTTTCTAATCCGTATTTTTCCCAACTTTTTTGTAAATGTGAATTAAAATGTTTTTTTTTATTTAATAAATTTTTATGAGTATTTAATCTACTAAAAACACTTAATGCACTTCCGACATAAACTTTATTATTTTTAGTGTTAATTATTTTATAAATTCCAGTTATTTTTTTATACGGCATATCTTATATTTTATATATAAATACCCGTAAAAACACTATTTAAACAAAATCATCCAAAAATAATTTATTTTTCATATAATCCGTCTTTTTCGTCGTCTTTCATCATTTTAACTATCGCACCTTCTCTTGTGTATTTTCTCAAAAGGTTAAAAATTTCTTTAATATCTGTAAATTCAGATGGTGGTGAGTCGTTTCTTCCTGGAAGAAACATCACAGTGAATCCGTGATTTCCGGAAAACCTTTCGGTTACTCTAATACCATTGATTTCATCAAGATAAATCCAGGGAAAGTTTCCTGATAGTTTTACATCAATTCCTATTTTTTTAAGTCGTTCAATAAACGCTCCGAGTTTATCTGTACTTATTTTTGTATTACTTCTTGTTTCCATTATATATGTTCCAAATTTTGATTCTATTTTGTATTTTGGTATTGATATGGTATCGTTATACCATTTAAAATTATCTAAATCCTCATCCTTCATTGTAACCAAAAGGCCTTGGTATTCCATACCACTTTCGTAGTAATGTTCAACAAACCATGCGATTCTTTCTTCATATGTTAGTTCTGTTTTCATTCCACAAATATAAGAATTATTTTTTAATTAAACAAAAAATTATATAGGTAATTTAATTTTTGATAACAATTGATTTGAAACGTGAGTGTATATCTCGGTGGTTTTAACATTATTGTGACCGGCAATTTTTTGGATAATTCTCAGATCAACTCCAGATTCTAACAAATTTGTAAAACAAGAATGTCTTAATTGATGTATATGATATTTTTCTCCTAAATATTTTTTAACAATCTTATTACAACTATTTGGGCTATATTTTAATGAGTTTTGTCCGTTGAATAAATATTCTTTTGGTTTATATTGTTTAAAATAATTTCTTAATAAATCCAATACAGTTTCAGATAGTGGGACAATCCTATCTTTTCTACCTTTTGCGTTTTTGATATGTATCAACATCCTCTTTGAGTCAATATCTTCTATTTTTAAATTAACAACTTCTGAAACTCTTAATCCTACAGAATATGTCAAAGTTAATAATGATTTATGTTTAATATTTTCAATTTTTAAAAGCTGGTTTTTTATAAACTCACCATCAATAACTTTTGGTAATTTCTTTTCGTTTCTTGGTCTCTTAAATGAAACTTTATCGTATTTCTTATCTAGACCGAATTTATATAAAAACCTAATTGCGTTAATAACCTGGTTTTGTTGTGAAACTGATTTAAAATTATAATCATCCAAGTAGGATTGAAAATCACCTGATGTTAATCTTGTTGGTGGTATTTTAATATTATTTAAAAACTGGTTAATATAAAAAAGATAGGTTTTAATTGTTCTATCTGAATAATTTAAATACTTCAATTTTTGATTACAAATTTCGTAGTAATTTGTTTTTTTCATCTTTAAAACATTGTTTTATAGTGGTTTTTTACTAGGTGTTGATATATGATAGTTACCCCTCATTTAAAGAGGAAACTATAAAAGCGTTTGGGTATTTACCATCGCATCCATCTTTATAATCTTTTGCTTGTTTGTAAGTTTCAAGTCCTATTGTAATTTGCTCCCAAACGCCTTCCTCTATTTCTGCTACGACATAGAATAAACGAGGGGTAACACTAAATAAACCCAATTTTTTAACCTCGCTTTCTGCATAAATAGTCATTGCTTCAATTATACTCGGGTGATTTTTAGCTAAAAAACCAGTGCAATTATATAGCACTTGTTCAATTTTAGGGGCTTTATCATATTCTTTCTGTGTCATATTCTCGTTATTAATTCGGTTAAAAAACTGTGTTTATTATTTACGTTATGTGCAATAATTTTTTTAAACTTTTTTGAAACTTTTTTTAAAAGCCCCTACGCAAATCTCCTTCTCTATATGTCTTAACGCCGTTTTGTGCAGCTTTAAATTTTCTATAGAAATACTCAGTTAAGTCATCAAAAAAGCCTAATTTCTCGCTGCATATATACTTCGCATCTAATAAGTCTGCTTCTGTAAAGCCTTTGCTGCTTTTAACATTGTAAACTTCTTTTCCCGAATCCGTTACACCTAATAATACTTTTTTGTTTTGCATATCTCTTATTTTTAATTATACTTAAAGATAAGCATTTTATTTCAATTAACCTAATCTTTTTGCGGAAATGTTTGGAGAAGTTATTCACAAGTTATTCACAATTTTATTCAC